GTTAAAACAACAGATGGGAAAATATTTGTTGAAGCTATTGACTGTCAGTCTATAAGAAAGGGTAACGCTTGGATTATAGAATATTTGCGGTGTATGAGACCGACTAAAATCATTATTGATGGAGTAAACGGCGGACAGCTTCTTAAAAACGAGCTTAAAGAAAATAAGATTAAAAATATCATTCTTCCAACCGTTAAGGAAGTCATTGTTGCAAATGCAAGTTTTGAACAGGGGTTATATTCTAAAAATATAGTTCATTCCAATCAACCTTCATTAGAACAGGTGGTAAGTAACTGTGAAAAAAGAAGCATCGGAAGCAATGGTGGTTTTGGGTATAAGTCATTAAATGACAGTATGGAAATAGCACTACTTGACAGTGTTATATTAGCTTATTATGTTTGTGATAAAAGTAAGGAGAGAAGAAAACAAAAAATAAGTTATTAAAGACTGATTTATAATCGGTCTTTTTTAATAAATACCTATACTGCGGGGTAAAAGCAGGGAAAGGAAGAAAAAATGGGAGATTTTAAACCTATTGAAACACAAGAAGAATTAAACAACATTATCAAGGACAGACTTGATAGACAACAAAAAACAATTGAGAGTTCAATTATGGAAAAGTATGCAGATTATGATGATTTGAAAGAAGCAAATTCCAATTTACAATCTAAGTTAGAAGAGTTACAAAAAGAATCAGAGATAAATAAGAAAACTATAGCAGACTTAAATAGTAAAGTGCAAACACACGAGACCAACTCGGCAAAAATGAGAATTGCACAGGAATATAACATTCCATATGAACTTTCAAGCAGACTTAATGGAGATGATGAAGAAAGTATTAGAAAAGATGCACAAATGCTTTCTAAATTGGTTTCTAAAAACAATAAAGTTGAAATTATTCCGCTTGCATCGACAGAGCCGAGTACAGTGGATATAAAAAAAAGTGCATTGAAAAAAACATTACAAGATGTAAAAGGAGAGTAAAATATGTCAGTATTATCAAAGGGGACATTATTTGACCCGGTATTAGTAAAAGATTTAGTAAGTAAGGTAAAAGGAAAATCAAGTTTAGCAGTATTATCAACACAAGAACCAATATCATTTAACGGAAATAAAGAAATGGTATTTACAATGGACAATGAAATTGATATTGTTGCGGAAAACGGCAAAAAAGGTGAGGGTGGAATCACAATAGACCCTGTCACAACTGTACCTATCAAGTTTGAGTACGGTGCAAGAATTTCAGATGAATTTATGTATGCATCTGAAGAAGAACAATTGTCAATATTAGAAGCATTTAACGATGGTTTTGCAAAAAAGGTTGCAAAGGGACTTGATATTGCAGCATTTCACGGTTTAAATCCAAGGACAAGTACTGCATCTACAGTTATCGGTAGCAACAACTTTGACAGTAAGGTTACACAAACCGTGACTTATAACAGTGAAAAAGTAGATGAAAATATTGAAAGTGCTATTGCTGTTATTGAGGGAGCTGATAGAGATATAACAGGTATGGTTATTTCTTCAACTTGCAGACAAGCACTTGCTAAAATGACAGTAGATAAAGAAGGTAAAGGTGCCAGACTTTACCCAGAATTAGCATGGGGCGGAAATCCCGGAACATTAAACGGACTTCCTATTGATGTTAATAAAACTGTTTCAGTTATTTCAGCTACGGCAACATCAAAAGATGAAGCAATAGTCGGAGATTTTGCAAATGCTTTTAAGTGGGGGTATGCAAAAGAAATTCCGCTTGAGATTATTAAATATGGGGACCCTGATAATTCGGGAAAAGATTTAAAAGGGTACAATCAGATTTACATAAGAGCTGAAGTTTATCTTGGTTGGGGAATTTTAGATGTTGATTCCTTTGCACGTATCGTAAGTACCGTAACTCCAACGCAGACAACACCGGAAACACCGGGGCAATAAACAAAATAAAAATTATAAGAATAAATGATGCATTTAAATTGATTTTAAGCGGTTTTTTAAAATCAGATAGTCAACGATACTTATTAAATGGAAGAAATGGAAATTAAATTTTAAGTCAGGAGTAGAATATGAGAACATATAAAAATATGAAAACAAATGCTATTATTGAAACGGAATGTGAAATAAACGGGGAACATTGGATTGAAATAACAGAGGACAAAGAAAAGCCTTCACCAAAAAAAGCTAAAACTACATCAGGTAAAAAAGCAAGTAATAAAAAGGATTAGTTTATGGATAACTTTGCAACAATAGAAGATTTAACTCTTCTTTGGAGAAGATTAACTCCTGAGGAAGAAGAAAGGGCAAATGCTTTGCTTAAAGTTGTATCAAGTTCTTTGAGAAATGAAGCTTATAAAGTTGGTAAAGATTTAGATAAAATGATTGAAGATAATCATTCATTAGTTGATGTTGTAAAGTCAGTTACCGTTGATGTTGTGGCAAGAACTCTTATGACATCTACAAATAATGAGCCAATGACACAGATGAGTCAGTCTGCAGGAGGTTACTCTGTAAGTGGTACTTTTCTTATTCCGGGAGGCGGGCTTTTTATTAAAAAGTCCGAGTTATCCCGGTTAGGGTTAAAAAAACAAAAATTAGGAGTAATTGAGCTTTATGGGGATGATAAAAGGAACTAAAGTTATTTTATATGAAAAAAAGGAAACAGGTGTTGATAGCTTTAACAGACCTATATACAAAGAAGAAAAAACGGAAGTTGAAAATGTATTGGTCGAGCCTGTTTCAAATGATGATTTGGTAACAGACTTATCTATTACCGGCAAAAAAGAAGTGTACAGACTTTGCATTCCAAAAGGCGACAATCATAATTTCCTTGACACAAAAGTTGAATTTTTTGGAAAAGTATTTAAAACTTATGGATTTTATACTGAGTATATTGAAGATAATGTCCCTCTTGAGTGGAACAGAAAAGTGATGTGTGAGAATTATGGGTAACAGATTAAAATTTAAGCTAAAGAGAAAAGGTGTCAGAGAGTTGTTAAAATCTTCTGAAATGCAATCAGGTTGTGAAGATTATGCAAATAGGATTACCAGTATTTGCGGAGATGGATACGAAGCTACGATGAAAGTAAAAACTACAAGGGTAATCGTTGGAATTAAACCTGTAACATACAAAGCAAAAAGGGATAATTATAAGAACAATACACTTGAAAAAGCAAAGGAAAGTGTAAGAAAATGATAGAAGAAACTATTATTAAATATTTAAATGACAATTTATCAGTTAAAGTATATATGGAGCGTCCTGAGGACGTTCCTTTTTCTTATGTGATAATGGAAAAAATCGGTTCATCAGTATCCAATTATATACATCGTGATACATTTGCATTTCAGTCCTATGGAGAAACTTTGTTTAAAGCCTGCAAACTTAATGAAGAAGTAAAAAAAGCTTTAAATAATATGATTAATTTAGATGAGATAGCAAGTGTAAGACTTACGAATGATTATAACTTTACGGATACAGAAACTAAACAATATCGTTATCAGTGTATATACGATATTGTAAATTATAAATAAAAGGAGATGATATAAATGTCAACAAATTTAGATACAAAAAACATTGCTGCAGGAAAACCTGCAATAGTAGGTTCTATTTATGTTGGTCCAACAACGCAAACATTACCAACAAGTGCGACAACTACTATAGGTACAGGTTTTGTATCTTTAGGATACATAAGTGAAGATGGGATAACTAACAGTAACTCACCGGAAACAGATAGTAAAAAAGCGTGGGGAGGAGATACTGTCTTAACATATCAGACCGCAAAAGAAGATACTTTCTCCTTTACTATGATTGAAGCATTAAGGGAAGCTGTATTAAAAACTGTTTACGGCAGCTCAAATGTAGAAACATCAACTGCAGGAGAAATAAAAGTGAAAGCTAACGCAGCACAGGCGGAAGAAAAAGCGTATATTATGGACATAATTATGGGAGAAAAGCTAAAAAGAATTGTTGTGCCAAAGGCGACTGTAACAGAAATCGGAGAAGTTACTTATAAAGATGATGAAGCTGTTGGATATGAAACTACAATTACAGCTGTCCCAGACAGTTCAGGTAATACGCATTATGAGTATATAACTGAAAAACAAGGTACAACTGAGGGACAAGGTACAGGTGAAAATGAATAAGGAGGGATATTATGTTAAAAATTGAACTTTCAAATGGTTTTAAATTTGATTTTGATGAAACTGTGTTAGACAATATGGAGCTTGTTGATGCACTTGCAGAATGTGAAAATAATGAACTTGCTATCATTCCGGTATGTAATTTATTACTTGGAAAAGATACAAAGAAAAAGCTTTACGACCATTTAAGAGATGAAAACGGCAGAGTTCCTATTCAAGCGGTAATGGATTCATTAATGGAAATTCTTGAAGAGAAAGCGGGTAAAGACGGAAAAAACTAATATTCCTCGCCAATGCAATAAAAGTAAGTGAAACTGCAGTAATTTGCGATTTTGCAGAATTTTATAATATATACAATTATAGGTCGCTGCCGGCAAGAATGGTAGCGACTTTTTGTGTTGGATTGAGGAATAATTCAAGAGTTTATAAAGAGATAACAGGGGGAAATGTTTTAAATACTGATACACTGCTTGCACTTCTGATTGATGATGTAAGAAATTTGATGTTTGCACTTGCAGGTAAAGAAAACAAAGAAATATCGGTAGTTGAACTTATGTTAAATAAAAGTACAAAGCAAAAACAAACAGGTTTTATAAGTATTGATGAATTTGAAAAGAAAAGAAAAAGTTTTATAAGAAAGGAGGAATAGGTTATGTCGACAGAATTAGGACAAGCATATGTGCAAATTACACCGTCAGCACAGGGAATAAAAAGAGCTGTTGAAAGTATTCTTGGAAAAGAAATTCCAGAAGGTGCAGAAAAGCCTGCTAAAAGTTTGGCAGGAAAGATAAAAGGAGCTTTAGCTGCTGCGGGAATTGGGGTTGCTGTTACTAAGTCTTTAATGGAAGGCTCAAAGCTTGAGCAGTCAATAGGTGGTATTGAAACACTTTATGGGAAAGCAGCGGAAACCGTCAAGAAAAATGCTGAAAATGCGTGGAAAACAGCAGGGCTTTCTGCAAATGATTATATGGAGCAATCTACTACATTTGCTGCATCTCTTCTTCAATCACTTGGAGGAGATACAAAAAAGGCTGCAAATTACGCTGATATGGCAATAAAGGATATGTCTGATAATGCGAACAAGTTTGGTACGGATATTGAAAGTATACAAAATGCATATCAGGGGTTTTCAAAACAAAATTATACTATGCTTGATAATCTTAAGTTAGGGTATGGTGGGACGAAGACGGAAATGCAAAGGTTACTAAAAGACGCAGGTAAATTGTCTGGTAAAAAGTATGATATTGGTAATTTAAGTGATGTTTATGATGCAATCCATGTCGTTCAAAAAGAACTTGGAGTAACCGGGACTACATCAAAAGAAGCCGCAAGCACATTTAGTGGTTCGTTATCTTCAATGAAATCTGCAGCAACGAATTTACTTGGGAACATTATGCTTGGACAAAATATAGGTTCGTCTGTTTCTGGATTGATTGAGTCGACTCAAACCTTTTTTATAGGCAATTTAGCTCCTGCAGTTGGAAGAATTTTAGCAGCCGTTCCTAAAGTGCTTACTACGGCAATTCCTATATTAACCACTTCTGTTAAAGATTTACTTACAAAAGTAATGGATAAAATTAGCACTGACGGCAGTTCTATTTTCTCAAATTCAGGTAAGTTGTTAGTTGGATTAGCACAATCAATTGGTGAAAATCTGCCGATTTTAGTACAAGCAATTGTTGATTTTATGTCAAATCTTGGAATATACTTCATTCAAAATTTACCTAAAATTCTTTCAACTTTAAATATCGTAGGTGGTAAAATCGTTGGAGGCTTGGTAAAAGGTATTGTTGGAAGTAGTATGGCAATTTTAAAGGCTGCAGCAAAACTTATTGTTTTCTTTTTAACGCCTATAAAAAATTTAGCAGGCAAAATGAAAGGCTTTGGTATTACAATAATAAAAAAATTAGCAGAAGGGATTGCAAGTTTAGTCAGTAGTGTAAGAGCTAGGGCAACTAATGTAAAAAACGCATTATTATCGCCACTTCAAAGTATGAAAGGAAAGGTAAAAGCAATCATTGATAAGGTAAAGAGTTTCTTTAATATAACATTGAAATTTAAAGGTATAAAACTCCCTCATCTTAGTATTGATTGGAAACAAGGAAAAGGATTAAAAGCAAAGGCAGCAAAATTACTTGGGCTTCCAGGTGTTCCTGATTTTGGTGTTAAATGGTATAAGTCAGGAGGTATCTTTGATAATCCTTCTTTAATTGGTGTTGGGGAAGCAGGAGCAGAAGCTGTCGTTCCCCTTGATACATTATGGTCTAAATTTGATTCACTTACAAATTCGATTGCATCATTGTCAAATTCGAATAATAATGTGAGTTCATCTCCGGCAACAATAATCATTAACTTGGACGGTAGCGAAATTGCAAAAACAACTATAGAGTATATAAACGGACAGACGATAAGATACGGAACAAGTCCGATTATTACATAGGAGGATATATGCAACTTGATAACAGTAATAATGTAAGGTGGGGCAGGCTTTATTCATTAGAACCTTATTGGACAAGCAATGCAGTAGAGTATAACGATTATAGGGGAGATGTATCAGCGTGGAAAAAGTGTGCTGCCCCGGTTAAAAATAAAAATAAAGCAAAAAAATACAAAGTAGGTAAAGTATTAAAAAAGCTAGCCTGGACAGGATGGAAAAATGGTGAGAACTTTTATCAAAAGACAATCGTAACAAGTGTCAGCGGTCTTAAAAAACAAAAAAGGGGTAAGGGTTCAAAAACTTATTATGTATATTGGTATGAATATAAAAGCAGAGTGTATTGTACTAAATACAAGGCACAGGGACTTTTATCCGGTATGGGCAATTTTTCAAAGTTAAGGATTTGCGGAGCACCAGGAGATTGGAATTTACCGACTCCATCAGAGTTTAGTATCTCTTATGAGGACTTGGATATTGATAAAGATGGTAATATTGGGGTTAACAGGAATAAAAAAGGTTATTTAGTCAGAAATGTAAAAAGAGCGGGAGTTACCAAATTAGATATATCGTGGGAAATGTTGACCTCTAAACAGGCTGAGGTTGTGCTTAATGCACTTCAAATATCGAGTAATTCGTATACCCCATGGATTGAGGTATGTTTTTTTGATCCTAAAATAAATTATGAAAGGACTTTAAAAATGTGTGCTAAAGAAAGAAGTCTGTCAGCTACATATCAGGGATATTGGACAAATTTATCTGTTACATTAGAACAATATTAGAGGTGATTTATGTCATATATAACAAAAATACAGTTTAACGATAGTGATTATTTTGTAAAGCAAAATATAAATAATGAAGAAAATGACGAGAGTTATATTTCAAATGTCAAGGTTAAGGAAAGTACATCAATTAATGACAGGATAACAATCGGAAAAGCTGCATCAAACTCACTGTACTTTGATATCAGCAATCCGCTCATTACTGCAATGGACGGTATGAAAATTACACTTCACATTCAAGACAAAGACAGCAATGTTGAAAGTCCTGATGATGTAAATTTGTCACCTGAAGAAATGGAGCAATTTATTGCCGGAAATAAAGAAGAAGCAGAACCCGAAGAAGATGACAGTGATATTTTAAATAATATTGAGATAGATATAAATAACATTGATACGATAACTGACGTAATAGAAGCTCCGCCTACGGGAGAAGATATAGAAGAAGAGGAAGTTGTTGAAGATGTTTATAGAGAAACTAATCCAAATACAAGAGATGAATTGTTTATAACATATGATGATTTAGGCAGTGAAGAAGAGATTGAAATTGATGAAGAGGGTATAACGGAAGATGACAGTGAACCTATTGGTGTTGAGGGGTGGGAGATGTTCGGAGAATATTTTGTAACAAAAATAACAAGTAAAGATGATAGTACATATAGTATTGAAGCACAAGATGGTTTTGCTCTTATGAATGAAGTATTTGAAACAGAAGGAGAAACGGTAGGGGAAGTTTATCAAGATATAAAAATGTATGTTGTCGATGTTTTAGGCTTAAAGATATCCGATTTACCTACCGATATATATGATGATTTACCAATAGAAATTAATGTGCAATATACTTTAAGGGAATTAATAGGGTACATAGCAGGGTTAATCGGATGTTATGCGACATTTAATAGGTATGGTTGTTTGGAATTTAGGAATTATGCCTATAACGATGTAAGTGTATCTTCTAATGATTTAATGGGAACGGGTATACAAACGAAAACGGGAACAACGATAAAAATTGATAAAATTGATGTAGATACAGATATAACAGTAAATGAACATATGCTTACCGTTGACAGTACCGGGAACACTGATACTGACATTGCAAATGGCTGTACCCTTAAATATCAATGCCCGTTTATGACACAAGAGATATTAAATACAGTAGTTGCACCGCAATATATAAATTTAGAATATTTACCGGGAACAGTTGAATGTTTATGGAATTCAGATATTGAAACAGGAGATATAATCAGTGTATTTATAGATGAAGAAAACAGTGAACAGATGTTAGTTACAAATATGACGGTTGATTTTGGAGTTAATACTGTTTGTAAAATAGATAGTTTAGGCAATACAGAAACTGCTCAAAGTTCAAAAATCACAGGCCCTACAACAAGAGTTATCGAAAGAGTAAGTGCTAAGTTTGATACTCTTATTGCAGAAAAAGCAACGATAGAAGATTTACAAGCTACAAACGCACAAATAGATACCTTAAAAGCAAAAGACACAGAAATATCAAATCTATTGGCAGATAAGGCAAGTATAGATGATTTAACTGTTACAAACGAAACAGTTGAAAATTTAAAAGTGGCAAAGGCAGACATTACAGCCTTAAACGCAACCAATGCAGAAATTGAAAATTTAAAGGCCAAAGATATCGAGGTGGGTGGTATATTGGCAAATAAGGCTGATATATCAGATCTAAACGCTGTAAATGCAGAGATAAGTAACCTAAATACAAAGTATGTCACAATAGATTTGGCTAATATTGATAAAGCAAGTGTGGGAACTCTCTTTGCAGATGTAGGACTTATAACGTCGGCAAACATAGTAAACGGTCATATCACAGGATACTTAGATTCTGTTGAAGTGAATGCGAATAATATTACTGCTGGAACACTTACTGTGGATAGGCTTGTAATTAATGGAAGCAATAAGTCCTTAGTTTATGCCATTAACAATATGGGCGAATTAGTGTCAAGCGAAGTCAATACGATTGATGGTAATACTATTACAAAAAGAACAATAACAGCAGATCATATTGTAGCAGGAAGCATCACTTCTAATGAAATTCACAGCGAAACAATTACCGGAGATAAGTTGACAACAGGTGCTGTGACATCAAACAAAATTCAAGCAGGAGCTGTCACAACAGATAAACTGCAAGTCGGAGCTATAGGAGGCTTTAATCTTTCTTCAAATGCGATATACTCAGGCGATAAAAGTATCGTTACAAGTAATAGTAAAGGTATATTTTTAGGCAATGACGGTCAGATGTCTGTAGGAGACGGAAATAATTATATTAAGTATTATAAAGGTAGTGGAGGAGAGTATAAACTTGAGTTTGCTTCTGATTCTTTTGTTGCTACTTCTGAAAATGTTGATATAAATGGTGATTTACAAATTAGTGGTGATGTTACAACATCCAAAGGAATAACTGCTAATTACATATCTATCAGTGACAACAGCGGTACATCGATGTTTGAGAAATCAGATTTAGATAAAATTGTATATGACACAGGCTGGGTTGATTGTACATTGGCATCAGGGTTTGAAAATTATGCAGATGACCAGGTTTTGAAAGTCAGAAGAATCGGAGACTTAGTTGAAATAAGGGGAGCTGTAAAGACTACTAAAAATATAGCAGGATCCTCAAATATGGCTGCAGTTATAACGGGTCTTGATGATGTATTTATACCATCGCAAAGAATAGTAACAAGTTCTGTGGGCACAGGCCTTAATATGCAGATGTTTACTGTATACCCAAATGGTAATGTCACATTGGTTAGATATATCAATATGAAAGATGGTTCCTATACCACGGTTACAAATGCTATGTGGATACAGTTACAGGCAAGCTGGATAGGGAAAAGTTCCTATATTGAGCATAAATATTTTAAATGTGATGTATGTGATGAAAGTTTTAACAGTCAATTACAGTTGAATAATCATTATCAACAAGCTCATATGTAGATGATATTAAAGGAGAAATAATATGAAAGAAAAACTGGCAAATCTATATTTAACAATGAACAGAATTGAGGTAAAAGGTGAGAGTGTAAAACTTATGGCAGACTGCCTTAGATATATAGAGCAGTTGATTAAGGAAGAAGATAAAGAAACAACTTAATATATTTTGGAGGTGAAAGAGATGGACAACTGGGGTGTATTTTTAGCAATCGGGGAACTGGTTGCTTTTTTAATATTGGTGGCAAAACCATTAATTAACTTGACCACTACACTTACAAAGCTAACAGTGACTGTGGAAAATTTACAACAGGTCTTAAAGGACAATAAAGAGCAGTCAAAGAAAGGTCGTGAAAAATTATGGAAACATAATGATGAGCAAGATGAAAAGATAGAAGACCATGAAAAGAGAATATCAATAATAGAACAAAAAGATGTCAATAAAAAGTAACTAAATAAAAGTAATATATAAGAAAAAAGGAGGATTATATTATGAAAGTAAGTAAAGATACAATTATAAGAACGATACTACTCATAGTAGCATTAATTAATCAGGCACTTGTAATAACAGGTAAACAGATATTACCATTTACAGATGAACAGATATATACAGGACTGTCAATGATGTTTACCGCAGGAACTTCAATACTCGCTTGGTGGAAAAATAACTCTTTTACAGATGAAGCATTAAAGGCAGATGAAAAGTTAAAAGAGTACAAAAGTGAAGGTATAGACTAATGGCAACAGCTAATGACATTTTAAAGATAGCAAGAAAAGAAATAGGAGTAAAGGAAAAACCTGCAGGAAGTAACAATGTAAAATATAACACAGCTTATTACGGACACAAGGTAAGCGGGAGTAATTACTCCTGGTGCTGCGTATTCGTATGGTGGGTATTTAAGAGAGCAAAGGCGAGTAAGTTATTTTACGATGGGGAAAAGACTTCATACTGTCCTTCAGTTGGGGACTGGGGAATTGAAAAGAAACTTACAGTACCGAAAAATAAAGGTACAAAAGGAGATCTTGCATTATTCGACTGGAATAACAATGGTACAAGTGACCATATAGGATTTATAGAAAAGAAAAACAAAGACGGAAGCTATACCACTATTGAAGGTAACACTTCAATCACATCTAATGACAACGGTGGTAAGGTTATGAGGAGAAAGAGATATATATCAAATATCAATTACATAATAAGACCTAAATATAAAAAGACACCCACATACCCAACACTAAAAAAAGGCTCAAAAGGAAAGTCAGTTCTAACTCTTAAAAAGAAACTAAAAAAGAAAGGGTATAAGGGCTTTATAATGAACAACAAGTTTGGAGAAGGGACACTAAAGGCAGTAAAGAGTTTTCAAAGGAAGAATAAGTTAGTGGTTGATGGGATAGTTGGGGAGAAGACATGGGGGAGGATTAATAAATGATAAAATAATGACTAAAAGAGGCAGAAATGCCTCTTTTTTAGTGTTTTGTTGTAGAAAATAGAGATAATATAGATTATAATAAAATTAATAACGATTTCGTATTAATTTTATTATCAAGGAGAACCAGTATGAAATTAGTTTCTTTTTCTGTAACAAATTATAGAAGTATTACAAATGCACATAAGGTTGAATTGGGACAACGTACAGTTTTATTGGGTAAAAATAATGAAGGCAAAAGTAATATTTCTAATGCACTGAATTGTGCAATGAATATTTTAATTGCACATTCAAGTAATAGAGAATTTTTTTTGTCTAAAAGACTATATGATTGGGAAAGGGATTTTCCTATACAATTGCAGAGTAGAAAGCAAAATGTGCGATCTATATTTAGGTTGCAATTTAAATTGGATGAGAATGAAATTAATGAATTTTATTCAAATATCGGTTCAAGATTAAATGGTAAACTTACAATAGAAATAACAATTGGGAAAAATGGACATCCCAAAATAAATGTTCCTAAGCGTGGAAAAAATACAACTCTTCTTGTTTCAAAATCAGATAAGATTGCTTATTTTATATCTAAAAGAATTTCTATAAATTATATTTCTGCTATACGGACAGAGAATGATATTCTTGATGAAATAGAAAAATCTGTAAATAATCATCTTAAAGTATTAGAAGAAAATACAGAATATCAAAATGCAATCAATACAATTAATAAATTAGAACAGAAAATCTTGGATAATATATCTGCTAGCATACAAGAACCATTACAAGAGTTTATGCCTAAAATAACAAATGTGAAAATAATGGGTGATAGGAGAATAAGGTCAAGATATTTTAGCAGAAATATAAATATAATTATTGATGATGGAAATCCTACAAATATTAAATTAAAAGGTGAAGGGGTGAAGAGTCTGACAGCTATGGCATTATTAAAAGAGCAAGCTTTAAAATCGGCAACTCCGCTTATAATAATAGAAGAACCTGAATCTCATTTGCATCCAGAAGCAATAAACCAATTACATTCCATTATTGAAAGCCTATCTGAACATAATCAAGTAATTGTAACTACTCATAATCCGTTGTTTGTTGTTCGAGATAATATTTCAAGTAATATAATAGTTGGTAATGGTATAGCTAAACCTGCTGAAAATTTAAAAGAAATAAGAGATGTTTTAGGGGTGAATATATCTGATAATTTAATAAATGCGGAATATGTTTTGGTAGTTGAGGGCTGTAATGATAAAGAATTATTAGAATATGTATTACCTAAAATGAGTAATAATATAGCTAATGCAATAAAACAAAACTTATTTATAGTTTATGATTTGGGTGGTGCATCAAACTTAAGTTTTCATTTGAACTTACTTAAGAATATGTTATGTACTTATATGGTTTTGTTGGACCATGATGAGGAGGGGAAGAAAAATAGAGATAGAGCAGAAAAAGAAAATTTATTGGAAAGAAAAGATGTTGCTTTTACTTCTTGCAAAGGAATGAAAGAATCAGAGTTTGAAGATTGTTTAAATCCAAAAATATATCAAGAAAAAATAAAAGAAAAATATAATTGCGATTTATCTAAATCATCTGAGTTTAGAAACAATAAAAGCAAATGGTCTAATAGGTTAAGTGAGGCTTTTCATGAACAAGGTAAATATTGGGATGATGATACAGAAAAGGAAATAAAAAAGCTAGTAGTTGAAGAAATAAAAAATCAAGAAGATTTAGATATTGTTTTTATTAAAGAAAAAAGTGGTTTTTTAAGAAAACTAGTTGATGATATAGAAAATATAATAAAAAAATAATATCGTAAAAAATTTCATATATAAATTTAGTTTATTATAGTTGTTACTTTTGGTAAGTAGTAAAATTCCAGATTAATGTTGATATGAAGAAGATGATAAAATATCATCTTTTTTTAGCCCCCAGTTTTTACCCCAGTTTTTTTATAATAATATAAAAATTTAATAAAAAAATAAGTCCATCTGCATTATTAAACCTATTCTTTCTATGTTTTTTATTTATTTTTTTAAGTTTTATTATTATAATATCTAAATTGTTGCCACCTTCGGCACCATTCAAGATATTTTTAAAAGCCTTAATGTTAAAGGGTTTTTTTGTTTATAAAAAGTAGTTTCCCCCAATTCTACCCCCACTTTTTTAATCTTCAATCATTTTCTCACCGTAAGCTAAGGCATATTTCAGTCTGCTGTCGATTTGATTTGATGCATACGAAAGTTCATCAAGCATAACATGTTGATAAATTTCATTTGTTGCTTTATTGCCGTGACCGACAATTTCAAGCATTTTTTCTTCTTCAACAGTATCTTTGTTTAGGCTTACAAATGTATGTCTTAATTCGTGTAATGTGCTTTTAGACAATTTATTAAATTTAGCGTAAACTTTAAATCTATTATAGAATTTTCCAGGATGCATAAAATTACCATTTGAAGAGGGGAATATATATTCCGATTTAACACCCAGCCTTTTTAATAATTTTTCCTGGTTTTTTAATATTTCCAAAGTTTCACTGCTTAAGGCAAAAAATCGTTGTGAATTTTTGGTTTTGCCTTTTGTAACCTCAAGATATTCGTTGATAGATGAATTTATATGTAAAAAAACTTTTCCCTTAGGATTTAGCATTTTTTTACCTTTGTACTCTATAATTTTCCCTTGTTTTATATTTTCTTTTTTTAAAGCTATTAATTCACCTCTTCTAAGTCCTGTTATGACTAAAAAGCGATAAGCATATATATAAGGGTCTGTTATTATTTGATTTTTATAAATGGTTTTATCACTTTTGAAGAGGATAAAAATATCGTCGGGCTGTAATGAGCCTTTTTTGCCTTTTTTAGCCTTTTTATTAACTTCAATTTCCGGTATTAATTTTGTTGTTTCTTTTCTTCTTGCAAATTTATAAAAATCAACAATCATATCCATTACACCTTTTATGGTTTTATAAGCTTTGTTCTCTTCATACATATTGTCAAGAATATCTTGTAACATATAATTTTTAACATCAACAATATGTTTTGCTCCTATAAAAGGTAAAATCCATTTTTTTGCATTTGATTGTAAATTACGTTTTCTTGAAGTTCCTATATTCTTTTTTTTGTATTCAATATATTGCTGCATCAAAGTATCAATTCTTGTGTTACTGTTTGTAGTTCGTTCTTTTAACCACTTATCAGCTTTTGCATTACAAATTTGTTTTCCTTTTGTTCCTTTGATTGAACTGGTAAATTCTTTTTGTTCCCCCTCTCTTTGTACTCTAATTCTCCAAAAGCCACGCTTCTCTATCCACTTGGCTGTGTTACTTCTTATTTCTGTGTTCATTTTATACCTCACAAAATAAGAGTAATAATGCAGATGGTGCTTATTAATGTAAGCATTTATATAAAAAAGTGCATTTTAGCATCTTTTTTATTTCCTTAATATTTATTTAACACTTGAAAAATTTCAAATGTTTTAATATAATAATAAAGGAATGTTCTTCAAGGACTATTCTATAACTCATTATAAAAAGCACTACTTTGGTCGGTGGGTGCTTTTTTATTATACATTTCTGTTTATTCCAAAGAAAATAATATTTTGTTTTATTTTTTTTCTATATCCACATCTAATAGCTAAAAATTTATTATTTTGAACACATTCTTTTTTATTTGAACACTCATTAAATTTTGAACAACAATCAAAATCTTTATATGAGTCTAAAGAATTTTCATATATTTGTATAATTAGTGGCAACAACAATTCTACTTGTGATGCTTCATTAATAATGTTTCTACAAAATCCATTGTTAATTAAAATTTTAGTATTTTTTTGAATTATTGATTTTGGTATGAATTCAGAATAATGATTGTCTAATAAAATATAAAAATTACTTTTATCATTTGTGATTGATAAGAGGGTAGAATCTGTAGGTTTTATAGTAAGTGAAATGTTATCCTTATTATTTTTTACTTCAATAAAATCAAAATCAATTTTATTATTTAACCCTTTTATTATATCATTATAAATTGTTTGTTGAGATGTGTACATTTTAACATTCCTCTACTTTTGAATTAATTAATTCATAAAATACATTTTCTGGTATAATTTCAATATCTTGACCTTGTAATTTTAATGTTTCTGCTTTTTTTTGTTTATTACTTTTATTGCCTTTTATAGATGTGCAATAATCATTATTACCTAATATTAAATAATGTGTTTGTTTTGTTACGCTATTTGCATTTATGCCTCCTATATCAGCAATAAGTTGCATAGCTTCTTTTCGTTCCATTCGCTCTAATTTGCCAGTAATAACACATACTTTATTGTATATTAAGTTATTAGGGTCGTGCTTATTGTCATCTCCTATTATGTCTTTTGCTTTCACATTCTTTATATATTTATACCGTTTTTGCCTTTTGGAAAGTCCTATGTCTTTGTAAAATTCATCTTCGCTTACAACAGTTATTCCTGTTGTTTGTTCATAGCTTTTGATTTTGTATAAAAGTGTATTTGTGTTATATTCCGAATAATAAGCAGAATTATCAATAAAATCACAATCAAAAGTTAAATACTTTTCGTATAAATGATTTGATAAAATAATAAAGTTTGTATATCGTTGGAAATTATAATATAATTTACCTCCTAATTTAGATACAAACATCTCTACATCTTCAAATTCCAATTCTTTAAAGTATCCTTTCATGCAAATTTTTTTATTTAAATATTTCTCATTTTTATCTAAATTAGCACATATTTTTTCAAATTTTTTTGATTTATAAGTTTTTAAAATTTTATAACATTGGTATGTAGTCAAGCAATCATCAATAACATTATGTTCTCCAGTAGTTTCAATTTCCAAAAAGTTTGCGATAGTTTTTAGTTTGTAATTTTCTATTGGATATATATCTCTTCTGGCAAGTGTAAATGTATCAATATAGTTATTTATTACTGGCTTATTAAAGAGTTTCATTGTTGTATCGTACAAAAAATTTAAGTCAAACCTTGCTATGTTATGTCCTATCAAAATATCACGTCCTATAAATAGTAAAAAATCACTTAAAGCATCTTGAATTTTTGGAGCATGTTCTACATCTTTTTGCGTTATGCCTGTAAGGTTAGTAATAAAATTAGATAATTCATTTGTTGGTTTAATATAACTTTGAAATCTGTCAATTTCTTTGTCATCTTTATATTTAATTGCTCCCAGTTCAATTATTTCATCATATTCAAAAGACAATCCTGTTGTTTCTATATCAATAACGGTAAAATTGGTAGGCATATTATCATAAATTCCGGTTCCCTTATATTCTCGTTTATTTTTCATATTATTCCTCTTAATAAAATTATGATTGTATAAATAAAAATTTATTTATGTTTTTTATTTAATCATATAATTTTCTAAAAATCTTTAAATTTTAAAAAATTATGACCTTTTTCTATAAAAAATTATTTTAATTTATGTAAAATATGGTTGTTGACTTTTTTGATTAAGTTCTATATAATATAGTAACATATATAATATTTGTTATATATATGTTTAAAAGATTTGAGTTAACTTAAAAACCCAGGGAAAAATATCAAGTTACTGATTCCAGGTGTCACATAATATGTTTCACTATTGGTAGGTATCATTGATATTTTTTCTTTTTATGTGAATTTTAAAAAGTCGTAAATTCTAATTAATCTTTTTAATTCAGAATTACCTTTTAAAATACTATTTCCATTTCTTTCCAATAATTTATGTAAATATTCTTCTAATTGGTTTAAGTCTATATAATTTTCATCTAAATATATGATTTTTTTATATGCATTATCAAATCCTTCATGTTCAATAATACCATCAACAGATAGTTTTTTTAACTTTTCCATATAGTTTCTCTTACTTTTTCTTATTGAATTGTTTAAATAATTATCTATTGATTTAATTCTTTTTTGTTGCTCTTTTATTCTCTTATCTTTTATTTCTTTTTTATAATTTATAATATATTTAAATATTGGTAATCCCCCAGGATTAGAACCTAAAAGATAAGGTAAAAATTTTTCTATTACAGCATCTAAGTTCAAGTCTCTATTATCTAAAATAACGTCTTCATATATTTCTTCAGCCTTTATTAGCGTTGGTTTGACAGTAGTATATTCTTTCATTCCCACCCCAATAACTACTTGTTTGTATTCTTGAATATTGTCAATATTTTTGAAATCTGTTACAAGTATTTTTTCTGTACTTTTATTTTTATCAACTAAAGAATAAATATCTTGTCTTAATTGTCTTAAAATTTTAGGATTATAATTAGCTTTTACATTCATTATTCCTTTATATAAAGCATAGAAATTGTTTGTTGTAATTTTTGTCATTTCAATAGATGAGTTACCAAAATTATGTATTTGATGCCCAACTTCCTCTTTATGTTCGTCATATTCAACAAAAATAAATCTATCTCTAAGTATTTGAAGTTTATCATTTGGCAAACAAAAAGCAATTGATTTAAGAATACTTTGAATGTTTTTATCTTCAATAGAATAGCCTATAAAAATTATCGGATACTCCAAAAAAATTGTTAACAATTTAGCAATAAGATATGCATTTTTATTGTCAAATTCTGTATAATCTTCTTCAGTAATAATAATGCTATCGGGATTATTACAAGATCCATGAATTTTATATATTTCTCCGATTTCTAAAATATCTGAAAATATTAGTTCATTTTGTCCTATATAAATTTTATAGTCTTCAAATAGTTCTTCAATTAAATTGTCATAATTCGTTGTTATTATTCCAGATATATTTCTTATTTGAAGTTTTCTCAATAATTCGATTTCTTTTTTCTTATCATTATCTAATTGGTTGAAATTTAGATTTTTCTTTTTAAATACATTAGCTATGTTAATTTTAAAAGGAGATATATTTGATTTAATTAATGCATCATTTTCATTTCTAAAATTTGCATATTTATCTTCTTTAAATACGTTTTTATTAAAATCTTCTTCAAGTAATGATGCAATTTTGCTTTGTTTTTCACAATAGGATAGATTGCTATCTATCTGATTAGCACAATACTCATATTGATATTCACCTATTTCCCTCGCTATGTTTCTAAGTAAATTTTCCCATGTATCAGTGTTGAGATAGCGTTTACTAAATCCAGAACCAATAAATAGAAAAGGATGTTTTCTAGTTTTATTAATTATATTTTCAACTTTTGTTTGTATATCAATTGAATATGTGGACATAAAATCTCCTTATTAAAAATATTATTTTATATATTATGTAAATTTAATTATGTTCTTTATTGTAATTAGTTATGTAATTTTGAAAATTATGTACTACGCTTTGTTCAAGCTTACTTGTTTGAAACTTATTGCGTTGCCTCAACATTTCAAGTCTTGCATATCGAATTTTTGCCATTGAAAGTGATACATTGCATATGTTACTGATTTCTTCTGCCGATTTTATATTCAACTCCTGTAAAACTCCAAGAGGGGTTAGCAAGCGTGCAGCGAACATATTTGCTTCTTTTTCTTTCTCTTTGTTTGTCAAGTTGTAATGATTTAATAAAAGGTGTCCTAATTCGTGAGCTATTGTAAAACGTGTTCTACCGATATTGTTTGTGTGCCTATAGTAAATTATTTTTTCATTTCTTCTAATTGTACTGTATCCATCTAAATTAATATTTGCTTTTATAACTGATATTTTCATATTGTTACAAATTTGAATGATATTAATCGGTAATGCGTTTACTTTCTGTTTTACTAAAACTTCCCACGCTAAATTACGAATTTTAAAATATTGTTGTCTTTCCATTATAAGTTCCTTGTTTCCTTTTGAGAAAATCTTACAATAGAAATCATTAATATTTAATTGGTAATAAATTACAATTTGATTAAAATTACTAATAGCCTTATTTGTCAATTTTTACCATCTACAAGTCATCATCAGAGAAGACCTGCTCTCCCTGTTCAATCATTTCATCTATATCTTTACTGGACACTAATTCTTCTTGTCCACCTCTTGCAATCTTTAAGTATTGTTTCTTTGTGTATTCTTCTTCTTGTTCTTCTAATTCTATATCTATATATTTATTTATCTTATTTTGCCTTGATGGCGATAGTCGTTTGAATTTGTCTAAAAATTCTTTTTCTTGTATTGAATAAAGGTTAGATTTTTCTAGACCGGTTTCTAATAAAAAATCAACTGAAACATTAAGTATTTTAGCAATCTCTTTTAACTTAGCTACATTAGGTTCTCTTTTCCCTGTTTCATAATTACTATAAGCACTTGCATCAATACCTAATATATCAGCTATATCTTGTTGTGTATATTTATTTTTATTCTTTTGTCGAGCTATTTTTAACTGTTTTGCAAATCCCATATATTACCTCATTTCAATTGTATAATAATACTAAAATGACAAAATGTCAATAAAATTTTACAAAAAGTATTGACATAATGACATATTGTCATTATAATAAAGGCAAATAGTGACGATATGTCATAATAAGACAGGAGGTAATATAATGTATCCAAATTTGTTAGGACAAAAAGCATACCATCATTTAACAGATGAAGCTATGGGGAAAATAATAAATGTTGGTAGACATTCATATAGAGAAAAAATTAAAAGTGGTAATTTTTCTATTAGCGAATGTAGAGCATTTTGTAAATACTTTAATAAATCATTTGACTACTTGTTTGCCACAGAAGAGGAAATAGAGAATAAGCAGAAAGGAGCGTAGGGGAATGATTGCTTTTTTATACATACTTTTAGGAATGGTAATATATCACATTTTATATAAAATCATAAACAAGCTATTAATTAGACATCTTATAAAAGAAATACAAAGAGCTAAGATAAGTAATCCTAAATCTGTAAAACTTGTACAAGAAGTTTGGGAAAATTTGAAGAATAAAATAGATTCTTTATTTGAAAATTTAGATCTTGACTTTTAAAAATCATAATTGGTGGAATATATATGAAAATAACTTTAGCAATATTTTAGCTAATATATTATATAATGCATTGCTAATCACACCCAAAGAAATTTGGTTAAAAGTATCTTTCTTTATTTTGGTACTTTTATCATTATTGTTAGTGTCATTGATGTTTTTAACTATAATATTAAAAACTTCTTCCGGAACATATGCATACCCATCCTTGATTTCGACATTATTATTGAGGAATTTTATTAATTTAATTGAATCATTCTCATTTGGTAAAGATTCTATTTCTCTCTTGATTTTAGGTGATAATGGTTTTAAAGGATATGTTTCTAAATTTTGTAAAGTGTTATAGTTTTCGTCTGACGATGTAACAGTTGATTTCCTTAATTCTTTTAATACACTTTGTGTTCGTTTGATATTATGAACCACTACTTCTCTTGAAGAATGTTCATTAACTGATGCAAGAGCACTTGATAAAGAATTAAGAGTATTATCAAGATTGCTTGCAACTATTGAGGCATTAAGTTCTTTTATGAGGGTGGAAAATTCATCATTAAATATTTTCAATGCATGTGTCGCATTTTTTATGTTATTTAAGCCAATTAAAGCAGTATTCATATTATTCACTAAATTTTGGGGTAATAAAACAACATTTGGAATATTTATAATTTTTGAATATATCTTCAAAGATTTTTGCAATGCTTTAGCTCCTGCGTTGAGTCCAGGATAGTTTTTATAACAATTTTTGGAAGCTTCCTCAAGAGATTTTAAGGCTTTTATTGTTGGAGTATCAAACTTGTAATTAAATTCGTTCATATTTAAAGACCTCTCACAATTATTTATAGAATATATGTTCTTACACAATTTAGTATATATAAAAATAGGAGAAAAAACAATGAATTTAGGAAAAATTATAAGAGAAGAAAGAAAAAAGCAAGGTTTATCTGTTTATAAACTGTCTAAAAAATGTGGTGTTACAGACAGAGCAATAGCCAATTATGAAAAAGGAAGAATTCCTAAGCTTGAACAGTTAAATAAAATTTTAAAAGCCCTTTGTATAACGATAAAAATCGGAAAGGACAGTGATTTAGATTAAGACTATAATTTTTAAGTCCTAAGAAGTGGTCAGGAGCAACACAATGATTACATTTAGCGCACGCATCGATAAAACAACCATATGGTTCTCCTTGAATTTTATTTTGATAAACAGTATAAACTGCTCCTGTCTGCCTTTTAGTACTTGAATTTAAAGCAATATATTAAATACTAAAATCAAATGAAGGGAAGGTGAGAAATGCCTCTATTAAAAATATATTATATGGACAAATTGTTATTTATTGTTTTAAAAAAGTGCTAAAAATCTTTGCATTAAATTCTAAATCATGGGCAGAAATGCTAAGTTTCTGCTCAGGCTTTAGCATTTAAGATGCTGAAAATTAGAAGAAAGGAAGTAATAAAAGTGAATTATGAAAAAAATACAGTTGATATTTTGGAAAAATCAGTTAAGGCAGTTAAAGAACAAACGGATATTTTAAAGCGGCAGTTGATTGAAATAAATGTCCATTTGGCAAATTTATGTAAAGTCATTGCTGATTTAAAATCTGAAAGTAAGTCAAAAGAATAATAAAGGGGTAATAATGCAGATGGAAAACCTTATAAATTATGAAAAGAAGGCTTATCCTCTTCTAAAGTCATATTTGAAGTTAAGAGGTATAAGTTTTACAAGCGACTTGCCAAAGATTTTAGGAATTAGTATATCCGGAACAAACAATAAATTGAATGGAAGAGTAGATTTTAAGCAAAGTGAAATATTTAAAATTATGGATTTAATTAAACAACCTTATGAATTGACTTACCACTTCTTTTGTGAAGATGAAAGACAGGGGAATTTTAATTTTGAAAGGTACAATAGGGTAAGAGGTAGATGTGTATGAGCAGTATTATAATTGATTTAATTCTACTTTTATGTATAAGCATGATGGTTACATACATAGCAAATGAAAAGGAAAGGAGAAAAAGAATGAAATATAACGACATAAAAGACAGAGCTATTCAGGTATATAGTCGTTTGTCTGAAAGACTTGAAAATGCAACAAAGTCAGTTGAACGATGGGAGAAGTTAAGAAGAAAGAATTCACCGGCATATAATATTGAAAAACATAAAACAGCTTTAGATGCATTTCATGTGTTTAACTTTGCAAAACAACAAGTTGAGTTTATTTTAGAAGAAACGGAGTAATTTTTATGAAAAGTAAAGATGAAATAAGAGAAAAGTTAATAGATATTAATGTTCAAATTAAAAATATTCTTAAATCTATTAAATTTAATGAAGATTTAATAGAAAAGATAAATATTTGCGGTTATTTATTAGAAATAAAGATAGCTTTTGAATGGGTATTGGGTATTGATGAAATAATGAATTTGAACAATAAAAATGCTTCTGCGGACACAGAAGCACAAATCTTTGATATACGAGATTATATTAACAAATAAAATGACATTAGTCAAGAGAGGTGTTTCATGAATGATGATAATTTTGTAGTAGTGTTTGGTTGGATGAGGAATCAGTTAAAGTTAAAGAATAACGAACTTTTTATTTATGCTCTTATTTATGGATATAGTCAAAATGGCGAAAATACATATCATGCAAGTTTAAACACGATGGAAAAAGAGTTGAAAATAACAAAAAAAACTATAATAGAAAATTTAAAAAGGTTAATTAAAAAGAAATTAATTATCAAAGAATCATCGAAACATGGCAATTGTTATTATGCTAATTTAGACATTTTAGATAGTGGAAAAACTACAAAGGAAGGTAGTGTAAAAAGTACACAGGGTGGTGTAAAAACTACACAAGAGGAGTGTAAAAATTACACCTCTAATAGTGTAAAAACTACACAAGAAGAGTGTAAAAATTACACTCCTTATAATAATGTAGGTAATAATAATATAAATAATAATATAAATAAATATATATATATAATTAATTACCTCAACGAAAAAGCAGGGACAAGCTATAAACATAATATACAAAAAACTAAAGAATTGATAGATGCTAGGTTTAAGCAAGGGTTTACTGTTGAAGACTTCATAAAAGTGATAGATAAGAAAGTTAAGGAATGGAAAGGTACAAAATTTGAGGGGTATTTACGACCGATAACTCTTTTTAGCAATAAATTTGAAAGCTACCTGAACCAAAATGTCACACAAAAAAGACAGTCCTATGGAGCTGAAGGAGATAGTTTTAACTATCTACAGGCTTCAATTGTCGATTAGAGGAGTTGATATATGAAGACTATAAGTGAGATTATTCCAAAGTCAGAAGAATTGATTGATTTTTTCGGGTTGAATTTTGATAACCCAAGTATTCCTGCAGATGATGAGTATTTGAAAGATAAATTACTTTATTGCAAGAAATGCCACACGTCGAGAGAAGAAGTCGGATTCATTGGAGACATAAAAATTAAAGTAAGAAAACCTTGTAAGTGTCAGGAGATTGAAAATACTCGTATCGAACGAAGAAAGAAAATTCAAAGCAATAATATTAAAAATATGCGAGATTTAGATTTTATAGGTGTAAGTGTAAATTTTAAAGATTTGACTTTAAAGGATGATGATGGAGTTAAAGCAAGGACATCAAGCTATGTTAAAAATTATATTTTAAATTTTAAACATAAGTTAAAAGAAAACAAAGGGATTTTATTTAAAGGACCGATAGGAACAGGCAAAACTTTTTATAGCAAAATCATTGCAAACGAGCTTTACAAACAGGGGTATTTGGTTTTACCACTTCGAATAACAGACCTTATTAAAATTTATATCGAATTGAAAAATAGAGACAGAATTAAAAAGATTGAAACTATGGTTAAAACTTATGATTTAGTTATCGTTGACGACTTAGGAGCAGAAAGACAAACGGAATTTTCAATAGAAAAAGTTTTTGATTTCTTCGATTTAAGAAGCATAGCAAAAAAGCCATTGATAATAACCACTAACCTGAAACAGATAGAAAGAGGATTTGCTGACCAGGACAGAATATTTGACAGGATTTTTTCTATGTGTGAAACAATTGAATTGACAGGACAGTCAAGACGAATTTCAAAAGAACAATTAAGCTATTTAAATCAAAAAGATGATAGTTAGAAAATATAAGTGAGGAGAAATTCAACAATGAAAAATAAGAGAAAATTAACCGAAGATGAAAAAAGAGTCATTGAAAATTTGGGAGATAGTTTATATACAGTTGAGTATGTAGAAGATTGGTTGAATTTTAACGAAGATGTCTTTACTAATACTGTCGGTGCATTAAATTGTGCATCAGTTAAAGGATTTTTAGTAGCAGTTGATTGCATAGTTAAAAATTCAAAAATGATTGAAAGTGAGGGTTTAAAATGTTAGCGAAAAATAAAGAAGAGAATCAATTTCCGTTAAATCAGTTTTCCATATTTTTACCGGAACTTAAAAAATATTTAAAAATGATGTTACAGCCAAGCGAATATATGAAAGCCGAATATGCACTTGATAATAAGAAACCATTGATAATAGGTGGTGAAAACTCAACAGTGCAAAATGATATTGTAAAGTATCTTAAAAATCAGGGATATGTAATATTTAAAGACGAAGAGGTTATAACAGTAAATACACGGTAAGAGGATTTTGAAACTATGAAACAATTATTAAAATATCCAGGAAGCAAGTTCAAACTGTCAGAGAAAATTATTTCAATAATGCCAAAACATAAAATATATTTAGAGCCTTTCTTTGGCAGTGGTGGAGTTTTCTTTAACAAGATGCCATCACAAAGAGAAACGATAAACGATATTGATAAGTTGGTAGTAAATTTCTTTAAAGTCTGCAGAGATTATCCTTATGAACTAATGACTAAAGTCTATTTTACACCTTTTGCAAGGAGTGAATATTTGGAAGCAGAAGAAAAGTATAAAAGTTGCAAACTTGAAACAAAGGAAGAAAAGATTGAATCAGCAAGGTTGTTTTTAGTCAGATGTTCACAAAGTTATGGAACTAAATTATCCGAAAAAGTCGGTTGGAAGAATACCAAGCAAAGTAGCGGTCCTGATAATCCTTTTATATTTAAAAGTTATATTGAATTGATAGAACAAGTATGTAACAGATTAAAAGATGCACAAATTGAGTGTAAAGATGCTAAAGGTTTGATTAAAAATTATAACTTTGATGATTGCTTAATATACGCAGATCCACCGTACTTGAAAACAAAAAGGCAGCGTAATTATTATAGGCACGAAATGTTCAAAGAAGAGGAACATATTGAATTGTTGGAAATTTTATTAAAACATAAAGGATATGTAATTTTAAGCGGAGATGATACGGAGCTTTACAATAATTATCTTCATGAGTGGGATAAGATGTATTTAAATTTAGTCGCTCAGGGTGGAAAGAAAAGACAAGAATGTATTTATTGCAACTTTGAAATATCAAAACAATTAGATTTTATTGAGGAGTTAAAATGAAAAAGAAAGTATATTTAGCCGGTGCAGTAACAAGCGACTTTAACTATAAAGAAAAATTTGCACAAGCGGAATTTGAATTAGAATTGTTGGGATTTAATGTTTTAAACCCTGTAAAGATACCATATAAAGAGTTGTCATATAATAATTATTTTCCAATATGTTATGGATTAATAGAAATATCAAGATATGTAGTTATTATTGATTATTCAAAAGGAGTGCAAAGGGAGTTGGATTATATTGATTTTATAAATAAGAGTCGAGATTCTCTTTGTAAGATAAAAAAATATGGTTTGCAAGAATTTATAGAAAAAGTAAAGGATGGAGATATAATTTGTGAATAATGTAAAACAAACAATTGATAATCTTGAAAATTTAAATAAACAGTTACAAAATATAATAGATGAATTGGTCGATGCAGGTGTTGAATTTGAACTAAGAGATAATTATAAATTTTGTGATTTACTAAAGAATCCTATAAATAATTGTAAAATAGCTGATATTCAATTATCAACTTTAATTTCAAAGATAAAAGGTTTTTATGGGATAGATGAATAACTTTTATGGCAATAAGCTGAAATATAAAAAATATTAATGAGGAAGAGGTTAAAAGTATGGATAAAAGAAATATACATAATTTAAAAATTAAAGAAAAATATTTTAATGATGTCCTTTATAAAAGGAAAAAGTTTGAGTTAAGAAAAGATGACAGGGATTATAAAGAGGGAGATTTACTCAGACTAAAAGAAATTGGAAGTGATGGTACTTACACGGGAAGAGAAGTAATAATGAAAGTAACATATATTTTAAAAGATTGTGAAGAATATGGGTTAAAAAAGGGTTATTGTATTTTAGGGTTAGGGAATGTTAAATTTAAATTTTAAGGAGGTATTTCTAATGTTTAAAATCATAGCAATAATAATTATAACAATAGTTGCATTATATTTTTTAGTAAGTATTATAGCATCTATTATTGGATTAAAATTCTTTGATAAAGTTTCTAAACACATTGATGATGATTTAGATTAGAGTAATAAAGAAATGTATGCAATTAAGTATACGTTTCTTTTTATTCTTTTTTCAAATATCAGCATTTAAATATTTCTTATGATATAATATAGATATATTTTACTATAGAGGTATCCCACTATGCCAAATGAAATTGAAGAAAGATTAAATGCATATCACAAAGTAATAACTGCAATACATTTAAAGCAGTCCTATCTTGCTGAGTTAAAGGACAGGAGAGGACTTAAAGCAAGTATTGCAAGTGAGGTACACGCTAATCACTTGGAAAGCATAGATGAGAAGATAACTAACGATATAATTGACATAGAAAGAGAAATTGAAGGTCTTGAGGAAGAAGCTGCAAAAGCATATGGAGATGTTATAAGTTTGATTAATAGTATTGACAATGATTTATATAAAAAAATTCTTTATGCGAGGTTTATTAATTTTAAGAGTTGGGGAGAGATATCAAAAGAAACTTATTATTCATATTCTCACTTACAAAGCCGAGTATATAAGCAAATAATCAAAGAAATAGAAAAATATGCAGTATGATGCAATACAATACAATATCATACAGGTTGATAAAATATTGGTTTTATGCTTTATATATAATCGAAGAAAAAGATAAAACGAGGAACTTGCAAAGGCAGGTTCTTTTATTTATGAATAAAATATTAACCTCTTTTGACAATATATAAAAATTAGTTTATAATATATAAAAAAGAGAGGTTATATAATGGATATTAGAGAATATATAAATTTATGCAGAGTAAAAAGAAATAATATGTCGGAAGCTGAACTTGCAAGAAGAACAGGACAGACACCACAGAATTTAAATAATAAATATAAACGAAATACTTTTAAGGTGTCTGAACTTGAGAAAATAGCGAGTGCTCTTGATGCTGAATTAAAAATACAGTTCATAGATAATGAAACAGGAGAGCCTATTATATAAAATAATGTTTATATTGTATATAAAAAACTTTAAAAAATATAAAATAAAATACATAAAACTATTGACAATATATAAAAAATAGTGTATACTATAATTAAGTTAAGAGATTAACTTAATAGCCTTAAAGGCAGAGAGGAGAAAATATGGAAGAAATGGGAACAGACAAGCAATTCAATAGTTACTTAAGAAAACTTAAAAGAGATATTGAGGAAATACAAAAAGCAGTAAAAGAAGATAACAAAGAAAAAGCAACGGAATTACTCGATATTCTACTTGAGGATACTCAAAAAGATATTGAAGATTAAAAAGGTAACGCAGATAAACAAAAAGACAACTTAAAAGGTTGTCTTTTTTATTGCAATAAAGAGGTAAGATTATGAAAAAAGAAAGAACAGACAGAATCGGAACACACCAGGCAATATTTAAAAAGAACAAGAGTAAGATTTTTAAAACTCAGACAGTATGTGGAATATGCGGTAACCCGGTGGACTTTAGTTATAAGTATCCACACCCGTTAAGTCCCTGCATTGACCATATTATTCCAGTATCAAAGGGAGGACATCCAAGCGACATAAACAACTTACAGTTAGCACATTGGACTTGCAACAGGAATAAGAGTGATAAACTGGTTGATACAAGTGTCACTGTAAATAGTGAAGATAAGATATTGAGTAATAGAGTGCTGCCACACTCGATAGACTGGAAAAGGTTTAGGGAAAGGTAGTTATTAAATAAAAAAATAAAAAAAATTAAAAAAGGGGGCATTATAACCCCTTTTTGTTTATGCTTATGAGTTCAACCGTACTGTGTAAATTTCTCGCTGAACTAAATGAAAGGAGAACAGAAAATAATGTCAGAACTAAAAGGAATAGAATATTTAAGAAAAAAATTAAATATAAAGCGAATAAGAGTTTTAAAGAGGTATAAGTTTTATGAGATGAAGAACAAGACACTCGATTTTGGTATATCAACACCACCTGATTTAAGGTGTTTTAATTCGGTTATCGGTTGGTGTGCCAAAGCAGTCGATTCACTCGCCGACAGACTTATGTTTAGGGAGTTTAGAGATGATAACTTTAAGCTCAATGAAATATTTAGAATGAACAACCCCGATGTCTTCTTTGACAGTGCAGTGCTTTCCTCTCTTATTTCTTCCTGCTGCTTTGTTTATATAAGTGAGGATGAAAATGGTTATCCAAGACTTCAGGTAATAGACGGAGCAAATGCGACAGGAATTATAGACCCGATAACAGGGCTTTTAATAGAAGGGTATGCAGTATTAAAAAGAGATGATTACGAAAATGCACTTCTTGAAGCTTATTTTATTCCGGGAAAAACAATTTATTACAGAAAAGGTGAAAATGATGTTGAAGTAAGAAACCACAATGTAGCTTATCCGTTGTTGGTGGCGATAATTAACAGACCTGATGCAATGAGGCCGTTTGGACATTCGAGAATAAGCAGGGCTTGTATGTCTTTGGTCGGTTCAGCTGTCAGAACAATTAAGAGATCTGAAATCGCAGCAGAATTTTATTCCTATCCTCAAAAGTATATAACAGGACTCAGTGAAGATGTTGAAATAATGGATAAGTGGAAAGCAACAATGTCTTCTCTGATAACACTTACTAAGGATGATGAGGGCGATAAACCGGTTATGGGCCAGTTTTCTCAACAATCAATGACACCGCATACCGAACAACTTAAAATGTTTGCTTCTCTCTTTGCAGGAGAAACAGGGCTTACGCTTGAAGATTTGGGCTTTACGACCTCAAACCCTGCAAGTAATGAAGCGATAAAAGCAGCACACGAGAATTTAAGACTGACCGCAAGAAAAGCACAGCGTACTTTTTCAAGCGGTTTTTTAAATGTCGGATATCTGGCTTGTTGTTTAAGAGATGATTTTAAATATGAAAGAAGTGCTTTATATTTAACATCTGCTGCGTGGGAACCTATATTTGAGCCTGACAGCAGCACGCTTTCAAGTATCGGAGATGGTATTATAAAGCTTAATCAGGCAGTACCTGGGTACATAGGAAAAGATAATTTAAGAGATTTGACAGGTATTAAGGGAAGCGAGGAAGTTAGCAATATCGAGGTTGAAATAATTAAAGGTGGAGAAGATGAGTAATGATATTTCTCCAACTTTGCTAAGAGTCATAATAAAAGATTTTAAGCGATATTGTAATAGCAGTAGAAGATTACTCGATATTATGAAAAAAATCGAAAAAGGCACTGCTACGCAAAGCGATATGTACGATTATGCGGCTAAAATAGGGGAGTGTTTATCAAAAGCATATAAAAAGCATCTGACATCAAAGACACTTCCTAATGGAAGGATGTATTGGAATATAGCAAAAAGTGTCGTTGGACCAACACTTACCAATAATTATACTTTGGTCAATAATACAGCCATACAGATACAAAAATTGATAAACGAATCTAATAATATCGGTATAAATCCTTTAAAATCAACGCTTAACACAGACAGAGTTGACGGCTTTATGAATAAAATGGCAAATGCAGATAATTTTGATGATGTAGCATATCTGTTAAATGAGCCTATTGTAAATTTTACGCTAAGCGTTGTTGATGATTTTATAAGGGAAAATGCCAAATTTCATTACGACAGTGGACTTAAAACGCAGATAATAAGAATATCGGCACATAAATGTTGTAAATGGTGTTCCAAACTTGCAGGCACATATGATTATGAACAGGTTAGTAATAAGGGAAATGATGTGTTTAGAAGACACGAAAACTGCAGATGTACGGTTTTATTTAAATCGGATAAATATATGCAGAATGTTCATAGTAAAAAAGAATATTCAAAAGATGAACTGAAAGAATTAGTTAAAACACATCAATTGAATTATAAAAAGTCAACAAAAATAAAAACACATCTTCCAAAGAATGTAGAGGATATAACAAGTTATTATTTAAACGAATTAAAACTTGGAAAAGGAAATGTAATAATAGAAAAAGGAGTAGACATAAAATCACATCAAGATGAAATAAATACAGCTAAATGGCTCAAAGAAAAGTTTGGTGGAGAAATAAAAATTCTTGCGGAACAAACTATTGAAGGGGCTGTAACACCTGATTTTCTTTGGAATGGGATACCTCTTGAACTAAAAACAATGAATTCCATAAAATCGATTGATAAAAGATTAAGAAAAGCTTGTAAACAAGTAGCATATTATAATTCAAATAAAATTGGCGGTTATATTATTATTGATGTTACAAACTTAAAAGAAGATGATGAAATAATAATAAACGAAATAGCAAAAAGATTGTCTGATAGAGCGAAATGTCCAATTGATTTAATAATAAAACGCAGAAACAATTTATTAAAAGTTTTTTCATATAGAAAAAAGGTTTAGATAACACCCTCTGCCTTACTGGCCAAGGTCATGTTATCTAAACTATTAATAGTATATCAACGATTAATAAAAATATCAACCTTTTTATTAAAATTCAGGAGGTATGAGATGTAGAAAAAATGAAAATAAAATAACTGGAGGTAGAAAAGTTTGAGTGAGATAAAAAAAGGCAGACAAACTCCAACAACCTCCGTGGTATTACCTTACGAACACACAAAAGGAAAAGAAGCTGTTGATTTGTACAACAAGACCGGAAGAACGGCACAGCAGTGGCAGGAGTTATTGTTATACGATATGCTTGCTTACAATGATGATAAATTATGGACTCATACGAAGTTTGGATATTCAGTTCCGAGAAGAAACGGGAAGAATGAAATTGTTGCAATGAGGGAGATGTGGGGACTTATGAATGGGGAAAAGATTTTGCACACTGCACACAGAACTCCGACATCTCATTCAGCGTGGGAGAGGCTTTGTGAACTGGTTGAAAAAATCGGACTGACAGAGGGAGAGGACTTTAAAACATTAAAACAATTTGGACTTGAAACAATAGAAGTATTTGATACAGGCGGCAAAGTGAATTTCAGAACAAGGTCATCTAAAGGCGGGCTTGGTGAAGGTTATGACCTTCTTGTAATAGATGAAGCACAGGAATATCAGGATGATCAGGAATCAGCACTTAAATATGTTGTTACAAGTTCTATGAATCCTCAAACCGTATTTTGCGGAACTCCTCCAACTCCTTCAAGTTCAGGAACGGTTTTTACAAAGTACAGAAACAATGTCTTACAGGGGGCAAGTGTCAATTCAGCTTGGGCAGAGTGGTCCGTTGAAAACAAAAGTGATGTAAGAGATATTTCTTTATGGTATGAAACTAATCCAAGTCTTGGAACAGTATTTACTGAAAGGTCCATAACTGATGAAATAGGGACAGATGATGTCGATTTTAATATTCAGCGTTTAGGACTTTGGATAAAGTACAATCAAAAATCAGCTATCACTAAAAATGAATGGAAATTCCTTGAATGTGATAAATTACCTGAATTTAAGAAAGAAATATTTGTTGGTATAAAATACGGACACGACGGAACTAATGTCGCTATGTCGGTTGCGGTTAAAACAACAGATGGGAAAATATTTGTTGAAGCTATTGACTGTCAGTCTATAAGAAAGGGTAACGCTTGGATTAT